GTCGAGGCGGCGAAGCGGCAACTGCCCGACCACGTGTTCCGCGAGCTTTACCTCGTCGAGGCGTCGGACGACGGCGGGAACCCGTTCGGCCTCGACGCGATCCGTGCGGCGATCCGACCGCTCAGCACGGCCGAGCCGGCTGCGTTCGGGATCGACCTGGCCAAGACGACAGACTGGACCGTGATCCTCGGCCTCGATGCGACCGGCACGGTCTGCTACCTCGATCGCTTCCGGCTCGACTGGCAGGCGACACGCGAACGGATCGCATCGACCATCGGCAAGGTTCCGACGATGATCGACTCGACCGGCGTCGGCGATCCGATCGTCGAGGATCTCCAGCGCGGCCGGCCCAACGTCGAGGGCTTCAAGTTCACCGCGACGAGCCGCCAGCAACTGCTCGAGGGACTCGCCGCGGCGATCCAGCGGAGCGAGGTCCGGTTCCCTGACGGCTTCCTTCGAGTCGAGCTCGAGGCGTTCGAGTGGGAGTCGACGCGTACCGGCGTTCGATACACTGCACCAGCGAGTATGCACGACGACGGCGTTATGGCGCTCGCCCTGGCCGTACGTCGAGCGGCGAACCGGCCGGCCACGTTCCGCTTCCGAGTCATCTGATGCTCGATCGAATCCGATCCCTCTTCCGACGCAAGCAGGCCGAGCAGCAGCAGGTCAACCGCTACCTTCGGGCGTCGCTCGGGATCATCTCCGGCGGTTCGGGCATCGATCATCGGCCGGTCTACACCGCGACCGCAGCCGTCCGCAAGTACCGCTCGTGGGTGTACGCGGCTGCCCAGATCAACGCGTTCGGCGTCTCGGCCGTGCCGCTGCGGCTGTATGTCAAAGGAGGCACGGGCCGCAAGTTGTACCGGACGGCGAAGCCTGCCAAGGGACGGAAGGCGTACCTGCTCGGCGATGCCGCTCGCACGCCATCTCGTTCCGTGATGACGAAAATGCATGACTTCGGAGCCGACTTCGAGGAGGTCACCGAGGCGCATCCGGTCCTCGACCTGCTCCGCAAGGTAAACCCGGCGATGAACGGGTTCGACCTGGCGGCGACGCGTACGCTCTGGCAGGAGCTGACCGGGAACGCATATCTCCACGTGATCCCGAACACGCTCGGCGTGCCGTCTGAACTCTGGCCGATGCCGCCGCACTGGGTCGAGATCATTCCCGATCCGCAGAAGTTCATCGCCGGATACCTGTACGGCCGCGAGACTCAGAACAAGGTCACACTCGCGCCCGATGAGGTGCTGCACTTCAAGCGGCCGAACCCGGCTGACCTGTTCTACGGTCTCGGCAAGGTCGAAGCCGCCTGGGGCGCTGTCGACCTGAACGACGCGTTCCACGAGATGGACCTCGCGTTCGCGGCGAACCACGCTCGGCCCGACTACCTCGCGACGATCAAGAACGAGGACGCGAGCGAGGACGCGATCGCCGAGTTCGAGCGAGCCGTGAACGAGCGGCTCCGCGGTCCAGGCAAGGCCGGCAAGTTCATCGCGTTGACCGGACAGGTCGACCTAAAGCCGATGGCGTTCCCTCCGAAGGATCTCGGCGGTCGCGACGAGATCGTCGAGGAGATCGCGGCGATCTTCGGCGTGCCGGTAACGATGCTCAAGGCGAACGATCCGAACCTCGCAAGCAGCACGACCGGCTTCGCGCAGTGGCGCGAGTCGACGATCCTGCCGCTCCTGCGGCTCGACGAGGAGACGCTGAACCAGAAGCTGCTCCCGATGTTCGGCCTACAGGACGAGGCGGTGCTCGCGTACGACGATCCGGTCCCGTCGAACCGGGCGCTCGACTTGCAGGAGCATCAGGGCCTGATCGCGTCGGGCGTGCTGACCATCAACGAGGTACGCGAGCTCCGCGGCTTCGATCCTCTCGACATTCCCGACGCCGACGCACCGATCGTCGGCGGAATGCCGCTCGGCAGCGGCCTCGATCTCGGCGGCGACCAGACGGACGCGCCGACGCAGGCCGCTCCCGAGACGGCTCCGACCGTCGAGCCGACGCAGCCGGCGGCTCCGGTCGAGAAGGTCGAGCCACTCAACGGCGCCCAGATCCAAGCGGCACAAGAGATCCTGCTCGCGATCACGGCCGGATCTCTGGCTCCTCAGGCTGGCGAGGCGCTCCTCGTAGCGGTTGGTCTATCGCCGGATCAGGCGTCTCGTATGGTGGCTGCTCAGGCGACGATACAACCTTCGGACGTGCAGCCGGTCCCGGAGGCCACGGTTGCGGCCGAAGCGCCTCAGGAGGCCGTAAAGGCGATTACGGCGGACGCTCCGGCCCGGTACGAGGCGATCGACTTCACGCCGACCGAGGAGATGTCCGAGGCGGCCGATCGCGGTCTCAGGCTCCGCGGCGAGTTCAACCGAGGCGGAACCGAGGTCGGAGTCGCTCGGGCGACGCAACTCAAGAACCGCGAGGTACTGTCGCCGGACACCGTCCGGCGCATGGCGTCGTACTTCGCCAGGCACGCGGTCGACAAGCGACCAGGCTGGGACGATCCGAGCGATCCTTCGGCCGGGTTCATTGCGTGGCTTCTCTGGGGCGGCGACGCCGGCCGCGACTGGTCGGCTCGCGTCGTCGAGCGGATGAACCGTGCCGACGATGAGGCGGACGGCACGAAGCAGGCTGACGACTGCGTCTCGGAGAAGGTCCGAACGCTGATGGACGAGGGCTATCCGCAGGATCAAGCGGTCGCCATCGCGATCGACTACTGCGAGTCGAAGAGTAAGAAGTGCGGCTGCTCGCACGCAAAGGGCAAGACCGTTACACAGTCGACGCTTTGGCAGGACGACGAGTTCCACGTCAAGGCTACGCGGTACACGCCGGCCGAACTTCGTCTCATCAAGCAACTTGAGCGGAGGTTGCTGAACGTAGGACGCGATCGAATAGGTGCGATGGTCAAGTTCCTGCTCGCAACGGATCTCGAAGGGCAGGAACTGATCGATCGAGCCATCGAGCAACTCGGCCCGGCGCAGTTCGCAGCCGACTTGCGAGACGCGGCAAAGCCGGCGCTGCTCGATGTCGTCGAGGCTGGCGGCGCGAAGGGCGTCGCGATCGTAGAGGCCGAACTGCGAAAGGCCGGAAGGACTCCAGATCCGGTCTCGTTCGACTTCGTGAACGAGGACGTACAGAAGTGGGTCGATCGCTCGACCACGAAGCTCGCCGACGGCGTCGGCGGAACTACGGTTACGCGGTGTCGCGATCTGCTTGGCAAGGGACTTGAGGAAGGTAAGACCATCGATCAACTCGCAGATGACATTGCCGAGCGCGGCTTCGACACCAAGCGAGCACGAGTCATCGCGAGGACCGAGTCGGCACGTGCATACGTTCAGGGACAGGTCGAGGCGTGGCGTCAGTCTGATGTCGTCGCCGGCAAGAAGTGGCTCGTTGCGCCTGGTGCGTGCGAGTTCTGCACGGCCATCGGTCGCGAGAGTCAGACGAAAGGCATAGACGACGCGTTTTACACAGTCGGCGATCGCGTGAGCGGAACCGAAGGAGGAACGTACGTCGTCGACTTCGAGAACGTCGTCGGTCCTCCGCTTCATCCGAACTGCACCTGCGACCTCATCACCGTTCTCAAGGACCGTCCAGAATGAACCGTAAAGACTTCAAGGCCGAAGGCGAGATCGTCGGCGGCATGTTCAAGGCGACCATCTCCACCGACAGCGTAGACCGCGACGGCGAGGTGATGGTTCCGGCCGGCATGAACGCGAAGGACTACGAGCGGAACCCGGTCCTCCTCTGGAATCACGACACGTCGCAGCCTGTCGGACGGGCCGTCACGCTCAAGCGCGCCGACCGCGAGATCGTCGCCGACTTCGAGTTCGCCAAGCGACCGGACGACTTCGACGGCGACTGGTTCCCCGACTACGTCCGCGGCCTGGTACAGGCGAAGGTGCTCCGCGGCGTCTCGATCGGCTTTGTGCCGATGGACGGCGGCGAGCGGCTCGCGACGAAGGGCGACGTTGACAAGTACGGGCCGGACGTGCGACGCGTCTACTCGAAGTGGAAGCTGCTCGAGGTCTCGGTCGTGAGCGTTCCGGCGAATCAGGACGCGCTCATCACGGCGGTCCAGAAGGGCTACGTGACGCGAACCGCTGCCGAGCGATTCGGTCGCGTCGACGTTCCGGCGAAGATCGAGCGACCGCCTGTCAGGAAGTTCTCGATCGCGGTAAGCGTGCCGGCGATCGGACGCGAGATCGCCACGAGGATCGCGCGCGAGGAG